GTGTGCGCCCATCTCGGCTTGCACTTGTTCCAGCTTCGCGGGGTCGTCCAACTGCGGGAACTGATCACGCAGGGACGCCCTAGCCCCATCAATCAAGTTGCGAACACGCTCGGTCTCAAGCTGCGCGAGACGTTCCTCGTATGCAGCCTTGACTCCTTCCGTCTGCTTCTTGATGTACTGAGCAAGGGGAGTTGCGAACTCATCACCGAACGTCTCACGGATGGAGCGTAGTTCCGGGTCATCGCCCTCGGCGGTTGGACTGGCCTCAGCCTTGGTCTCCGCCTTCGTCGTTGTGACTCCGCCCTCCAGTTCCTTGATGCGCTCGGAGCGCGTCTTCAACTCATTGGCGGTCTTGGCCTGACGCTCTTTCGCCTTGGAAGCCCACTCAAGGACTTCTGCACGGTCGAGCTTGCCCAACACCGTCTTGGAAACCCCGTCGAGCGCGAGGACGCTACAAGCCTTCTCGTATTCCGAGTCGCTCTGCGCCTTGTCGCTCTTGGTGGGCTTCTCCTCCGCAGCAGCCTTGGGCTGCTCGGTGGTCTCTTCTTGCGGCGCTTCCTCCGCCGCTTCAGCCTTGGCAGCGGGCTCCTCGGCGGGCGCTTCCTTCGCCTCCGCCACAGGGGCCGACTCGCCGCCAAACAGCTTCTCAAGGAAGGCGTTGTCCGCCTTCTCAACAGCGGCCTTCGCGGCCACCTTCACTTCTGCATCAGCCATTAGTCCACATCCCTCGCGTTCAAGATAGTCTCACCCGTGACAGCCGCATCGCGCTGCGCTGCTTCCCGTGCAGCACGGCTATCGATGATGGGCTTCCCATCACGGGTGTAGTGGCGATAGAAGCCACCCTTCTTTTCCTTCATGCCGTGCCAGCGAGGCGAGGCATGGGAAATGACAGGCTTCTCGTCAGGTCGGAGCGCGGGCATAGATGGGATTCGACGATACTCAGTCCCATCCACATTGACAATATCCCCAATTCTGGGGGCCTCGCTAATGGGGTAATACAGTTCGACCTTATTACCCCGCTTGTCCTCGAATTCGTAGATCATGCCATCCCTCGGGCCGCAGCCCCGACCTTGGCTCCCGCGTTTTGACCGGGGAGTCCACCTCCCGTAGTACCCAGTTCAGACGGCTTGGGGAGCCGGGACAGGCCGCTGCCGGGTGTCGTGCTGCTGGGCTTTGGCAGGTCGCCGCTCATGCGGGGACCGCTCTGCATGGGGCGCGGCTGCGCCGCCATGGGCTGCTGCTGCTGCATCATCATGGCCCCGACCTGAGCCGCCAGATCGAGGTCCACGGTCTCGCCAAGCTCGGGCATATAGAACCGCTCGCCCAGCATATTCAGCATCTTGTTCCAGTCCATCCACGGGGTGGACGGGATCAACTGCGCGACGCTGGTCATAAGCTGGAAGAACTGGAGGGTCTTGGCTTGCTCGCTGCCCTCGTCCGTCCGGCGCATCGAGTACGGCTCAATCTCAATTTCGAGATCGTCAAACGAGCCCTTCTCGCCGCCCTTCCATTCCAGCGGGATGGCGTAGGCCAACTCCGCCGGGACGCCCATGTTCACAAGCTCGCGCTGGAACTCCTGACCGAGGGGCTGCACGACGCTCTCCTCGCGCCACGCGAAGTAGGCGACCGTCTTCAGGTCGCGCTGCACAGCGTCGTACACCTTCTGCTCAAGGAACGAGAGGCGAGCCGCGCTACCACGCGCAGCGATGGCATCCGCCGTAGCAGACGCGCCGCCTCCGGTGTTGCCAAGCTCGGCGTCGGACAGGCCGCTGCCACGCTTGAGCAGACCGTCGAGCCAACGCTCGTAGGTCAGTTCGTCCTCGTTGACGCCGCCGATCTGCACCTTCTCGAACTTCGATCCCTCGAACTGCGAGATGCCGATGCCAGCGCCGTCCGGCGCGTTGAGAATCTTCTCTGCGTCCTTCGTGTCCGACTCGTCGAACAGCATCAGATCCTTGCGGCCACGGGCGCGGCGCAGGTTGACGCGAGCCTGAGCGTTGAGCGCACGCACCATGCCATCCATGGCTTGGAACGGACCCATCGGCCACGGGCTGCGCGGAACGTAGTAGGCATCCCAGATCGTGTACGGACCCCAGCGCGGGCCGTAGTACGGGCGCGGCTCGCGCAGGAACATCGCCTTCTGGCCGTCGCTCGTGGCGTAGTTGCCGATGCAGAGCAGCGTGCCGTTCTCCTTGCTGTCCTCCGGCGAATCGTCGGGGATCCACACTTCCCAGTAGCAGACCTCGCCACGGTCAAGGCTCGTCTCGGGGCGACCGATCTCACGGAGGTTGGACCCCGTGGACATCTTCTTGATCGCCTCCTTGTCCCAGCCCTCTTCCTCTTCGGCGCGCTCCAGAAGCTCGTGCTTATCGCACACGCACTTGTGGAAGAAGATGCGGCTCTCTTCCCAGCTACGCGCGAGCGAGTCCATGCCGAACTGCGACGGGTCAATGACGATCTTGCGCGGGCGCGTCACGAGGTCGTCGTAGTCGCCCTTCGCGTACTCGTCCAGCACCGTCATCGTCACGCCGTGGCCGAAAGCCATGTGCGTCGTGGCGCGCTCGATGGTGCGGATGTAGTGCGTGTCGCGCAGCCAGCGGTTGAGGTAGTACTCAAGCGCCTTGGCTTGCAGCGCGTTGCTGTCGGGCTTCTTGCTACGCACGCGCACGCGAGGATTCTGGAACGCGATCTGCGGGCGCACGAGCGACATCCACTCATAGTAGAAGTTGTACGGAAGGAATGCGTCGTCCGTGACCTCGCTGCGACCGGGGCCTTCAAACAGTCGGATCATGTTCGACAGCTTGCTGATGCGCTTGTCGCGCTCCTTCTCAGCAGCTTCGATCTCCTGACGAATGTTCTCAGGGTTCTCCCAGTAGCTGGGCTTTTCGCGCTTATCGTCGTTCATCGATACTTCGGCCACGGCAACTCCTTACCGTTGATAGTCAGAAGGGAACCAAGGGTTCCCGGCTTGAACATACGCTTGGCTTTGTTGGGCTTGAGATCCTTCTTCCAAGCGAAAACGTGTGCGTAGGTCGCGGCGTCGATAGCGTGATCGGCGCTGTTCGGGTCGGGCTCTTCCGTCTCAGCCGCGCCGTTGCGAACCTTCTTCCAGACGTAGGCAGTCAACTCCTCTTCGAGGCAGGTTGGCTTGCCCTTCGTTTTGAGTTCCGTGTCGCGCCCGTAGCGCAGCGCGTCCTTGAACAAGAACGTGCGTGGGCCTTTGCCTTCCTTCGTGAATCCCCAGCGCAACTGGTCAAGCCCGTGCAGCTTGCCGTCGCTCTTGTCGCTGGGCTGGATGATGCGCGACAGCGAGCGGTTGCGCGGCCCACCGAGGCGGTCGTTCAGGAAGTTGATTGCGTTCGGGTCGGCGCAGTCCGCGACGCCACGGTTGAACGGGAACTCGCGCGCGAGCGTGCAGACAGCCTCGGCCCACCAGTCAAGGTTGCGCCCGCGCTGGTAGATCTCGACCACGCGGTAGAGCTTGTCGTCGCCATCCACCGCCCAGATCTGCAAGCAGCCCGGCGCGCGGAAGCCGAAGTCCATCGACAGGAAGTACCACTCGACCGAGATCGGATCCTCGCGGTCCTTGATGAAGATGTAGTGATCGCCAGCGTGACGCTCGATGTGCGCGTCGATCACATGGATCTCGCGGTTGTACTCCGGGAAGACGAGGCCGTCCGCGCTGCACCACTCTCCGTCGAGGAGGCGACGCCGCGTGTAGCCTGACATCTTGCGAAGACCGTCGATGTAGGAGCGGCCTTCCTCGGTCCAGCCGCCTTCTGCGTAGTGGCCGTCCTTGTCGAGCGTTCCATCGTGCCAGCGCGGGTTGTCAGCGTGCGTGGTCGTGCAGGTCTCTGCCTCTCCAGACAGAACGCGCTGGCGCACCCAATGCTCAGGGAACGTCGGGTTGCAGGTGCCGATGAGAAGCTGCTGCCCGTTGACGGGCTTGTTGCCACGAAGACCGCGATAGAACAATTCCCATTGCTCCAGCGTTACGCCTTCTTCCGTCAACTCCTCGAAGTAGATGATGTCCCACTTCGTCGAGAAAACCTTCTGCGGCTTGTCGAGTCCGATGCACGCGACCTCGCTGCCGTTGGCGAAGTGGTAGATGCTGCGCTGCTCGCGCTGTGGCCCGTTCAGAACTTCGTGGTTCTCGGGGAAGCATTCCTCCCACTCGACGAGCGTCGAGGAGGTCATGCTCTCGCGCGTCTTGCGGCAGAAGAGAACGCGCATACCGGGGTTGGATTCGCAGAAGTACGCGATGACTTGCAGGATGCCGCGCGACTTTCCTGTGCCGCCGGGGCCAGCGATAATGATCTCGCGCTT